AACTAGTTCGAACACATTTTTGATTTTTGAAATTTCCGTACCATGTTTCCGGGTCCAATCCTTCGATCAATTCCGTTTCATCGATCCCCACGATAACTTCGGTCACAATGTTTTGATCATTCAAATAAGCGTAATGTGCCATTAGATCGTCACCGTTCCATTTCCACCGGTAAATGTGTAAATTTTATTCCCGCCGCTAGTTATTGGGCCGGTATAAGTCAATCCTGTGATGCTAGTGAAATCTGCAAATGTGTCGGCATAAGACAAAACAACAATTCCCGATCCGCCAAGACCCGGTGTTCCGTTCATCCATCCACCGCCACCGCCACCGGTATTTGTGCCGCCGCTTGTCGCAGTCGGTGAGGAATATCTGCCACCTTGACCACCGCCACCTGCGCCGCCAGATCCGGGTGCTGCTCCGCTTGCCGTTGATGTACTTCCACCACCACCGCCGCCGGCGTAAGTCACGGAACTTCCAGTTATTGATGACGCAGTTCCTGCACCGCCTGAACCTGCAACCGGATTGACCAAATTTCCACCTGCTGCCGATGCACCACCACCGCCGCCCGTGCCGCTTTGTGGTGGTGCGCTGCCTGCCGTTCCACCGCCTGCATTTCCTTGCGATGGTGAGGTTGACGGTGTGTTACCGCCACCGCCAGTTTTTGTCGTTGATGTGCCTCGACCCGCACCGCCACCCGAACCGCCTGCCGTTCCGTTGGCATCATTTGCGCCACCCGCACCGCCGCCGGCTGCGCTTATCGTACTGAAAACACTAGGTGAACCGGATGAACTAGTTGCACCGCCTGCGCCAACTGTCACTGTAAATGATCCACTTACGGCAAATGCCGTTGATGTTCTAAATCCGCCTGCGCCGCCACCGCCTTCAATGCCCGCACCGCCACCGCCTACAACGAGATAATCGACGGACGTTGGCCCGGCTACTCCACCGCTGGCCGCAACAATTCCCAAAATGTTCATTTTATGAAATCCCGCCAATAACTGTAAACGTGTTTGAACCTGTGCAAATAACTGTCACTGCCCCATATTGTTTTGTAATTTTTGGAGCTGATGCCGTGGCACCCGTCGATGTAATTGTTACACCCGCACCCTGAGCAAATGTAACCTGACCAACACCAATTTGTTGGAGATTGATCTGTTGTCCACTAGAAAAAACTGATGGAGGTATTGTGACCGTAATGGGTCCGGCATTTGAACACGTTACCAATTTTCCAGCTGCGTCGGCCAAAACCAATGTGTAAGTTGTACCGGTCTGCGCATTGAATGTAAGTGTATTCGCAGCGGTGAAATCCAACGAAACCGTGACGGCCCCCGATGTACCGCCACCGGATAATCCGGTTCCAGCCGTGACCGCAGTGATATCACCGATGTCATTTGTGATCCAGGTGAAATCCATATCGGCGTTCGTTGTTTTTGAAAGGATTTGGCCGGTTGTACCACCTAGCAAATCAGCCATCGATGTTGCCACCGCTTGACCGAAAACCTCAAAATCGGCAGGCAGGTCCGTGACCAAATCTGTGTTCGTTGGCATTTGCCACGAAAATGGAGTTGTTGGATTGCTCATATTTTCCCCTTACGCCACCAATGTGGCATTTATCCAATCCAGTGTTGGATTGACCGTATTCCATTGTTCGGTGATTGGCACCGAATTCCAGCGCATTGCCTGCAAGCTGAATGATATCGGTGACATGATTAAAGTGATGGCAAGCGTGTTGTAATTTGCCGAAAATGTCCACCCCTCCACAAATCCCAAAAATTCGCCGGCGTTCATGTTTAGTGGCAGATTGGCCAGGTTGACCGGCATTCCCATGAAAACGCCAATGAGTGAATTTCGGTCTGAATCGGAAATTTCAGGGTTGGTCAATTCCCACGTGACCGAATTGAATGCGGCCCGTGGGTAGGCACGCAGGGTTAAATAGAATTCGGCCTGATCCTCGGCATCGGCGGCTTTGTGCAGGGTTGTGCTAATAATTTGGGCAAGGTTTCCAAATAAACCAATCGACGTCGAATCACTAGCTGATTTTTCGGATGATCCCGTGGCACCGTATTTTACGGTTAAATTGTTTCGAACATCGCCGGCCCTAGTGATCATCGAAATACCACGTGCCAACGCATCATTTGCCGTCAAATCGACGTATCCGTTAACCGCCAAATATGCGCTGCGGTGGTCTGAATCCGCGTATCCAATCCGGCCAGCCGAATCCTCATAAATGTAACCCAGCCCAGACGTTGCCAATGCTGAAACCAACGAATAAACATCGGTTCGGTTTGATGTTCGAGCTGCCAATTCATAATTTCCGGGACGGTCAATTTCACCCAATCCCGTGTTTTCTGCTTCATTCCATTGAACGGTTGGATCGTAAGTGCTCCATTGCAATGCACCAGGAACTTCGACCCACGTATTAAACAAAACCTCACGCAAAACATCATAAATTTGGTCACCGTCAAATTGTTTGTGCAAAACCCCATCGGTCAATGATTTAGGCAATCTGGCCAATGCACCCAACGCGGTGATTGAAATTCGTTGTGTAAATCCCACGCTGCCTGCCTCAGATATTGCAACGCCTAGATCAACAACATTTCCCCCAAAAATAGGAATCAAAACATTCGATGAGTTATAGACCGAAATTGTGATGGAATTGTTGATCTCGAATGGAATTGCGGTCTGATTAAAATTTATCAATTCAATGGAAACGTAACCAGCCTGGGCCTGCTCATAAATGTTTGTTCGACCTGATGTGATGCTCAGATTTGCTAACGTGTAATTTGTATAATTTACGCCATTGATCTCCACCTGCCAGATGGGTTGCCATTGGGTCATGACGTCACCAACTGACCGGCTCCACCTGTTCCACGGTAAAACGAATCATTCAATGCGTTGATAATTGTTCGGGCCGTACCCTCCGAATCGATGGCTCCGGTTACATTCAAATTGATAACCGTTCCCCCACCCATTGCCCCGTTGGGAATAATCGATCCATTTGATCTAGGGGTAAAAATTTCAGGTCCACGTTCGCCGACCAGGTATGACGTGCCACGTGATACGGGGCCACCGTTGGCCCTACCACCACCGAATGCCGTTTCCAATGCCCCGCCAATGAATTGCGTCACCGGATTGTTTTTTATGAAATTCACGATTGCTTTGATTGCGTTGAACGCTTTATTGACTAGATCAACCAGCGTTGCAAATAGATCGATCACAATTCCGATTGCCGATCCCAATGCACTGAACGCAGCTCCCAAAATCTTGCCAATTACAGGTGCATAAACGTCACGAACAAATGTGGCAATAGCCTTGAACAAGGTGAACAAGGGTGCCAATTTTTCTTTGTTTTCCTCAATCTTATCGGTGACCTTTTCAAATGCAGCTCGCAGCCCATTAATAATTGGGGTCAAATAACTTTGTAACGCTGGGATAACGTAATCCGTGATAAATGACCAGATGGCCTTGAATGTTGGAATCACAAAATCTCTGATGTATCCGGTCAACGTTTCAAAAACGGGTGTAAGTTTTGGCCCTAATTCCTCCGCCAATTTTTGAATCGTTGGAATAACGTTATTCACAAAACCGCTGATCATTGGGGTTATTGCATCAAGTACAAATGCACCAACGGTTTCCTTGCCTTCATTGAATGCAACCTTCAATCGATCCATTTTGCCGGCAAATGTGTCTGCCTTTTCTGCCGCCTGGCCTCCAAATGTTTCCGCCAACTTCGCGGTGATTTCCTCCATCGACATTGTTTTGAGTTCGGCAGCCGATAATCCAATTCCCAATTTGGCCAATGCCCCGGCGTTACCTTCCTGGGCCTTCGCCATTGCATTTGTGACGGCTTCGAGTGACTTACCACTTCCGGCGGCTACATCAATGGCGGTTGCCTGTAATTTCAGGGCCGCATCGGAATCACCGGTTGCACGGACTAGCCTTTCAAAACTGGGACGCAATTCATCATCGGTCAGACCGGTCAACAATGATGTTTTGAGAATTTGAGATTCAACCGCAGCGATTTGTGAATTGGTTGCACCGGTAACGTTGGTCAACGTTGTGGCCAACTTCGCCTGGGCTGCTTCATCCTCAATGGCCGATTTGACGCCATCGATTAACAATTTGCCGGCATAAGCTGCGGCGGCTACTCCGGCGGCGGCAAATGCGGCACCGGCCACCTTACCGAATTTTCCTAACTTATCGCCAAATGATGAAACGTCATCAGCTCCGGCATTCAGGTTTTTCTTTAGATTGTCGACATCACCCAGAATGGATAGTTTTAGCGTTCTTGAACCTTGACCGGCCATCACCACTCCTTCGCAATTTTACTGAAAGAATTTTCCCATTCGTTGATGATATATGGTTGTTCGGCACGCAGGGTTGGATAAATAAACCAGCCGCGTGATCCTCGACCTTCACGGCCTGACCACACCGGAAACTGCTTAAACCTATTCGATCCGAATTCCGATCCACCCCACAGGTCACGGGTGGTTGCACCGCCTGAGAATTTTTGCGATACGTAGCCGAATGAAATTTCGCCGATCTTGCTTGATTTGCTTACCTTTGAACCTTCGGCGATTCGGCTGGCAACCTTGCTCGATGAAAGGCTGCTAGCCTTCGATGAAATTTTGCCCTGGAGATATTCGGCCAATGCACCGGAAACCAGTTTTGCTTCCTGGGTTGCCTGTTCGTCCATCGCCTTAAATGCGCCAACAATTTTCCGCAGTTCGGTCTTATCGTAAGCAATAGCATCATCGGCCATTTCGCTGCTCCAATATCTCCAACGCGGTCAGAATCTTTTCGGCGGTGTCCCATTCGGTCATGGGAATTTGCGTGGCAATCGCTAATTCAATGATTAGTCGGTTAAGACTGCCCCGCTGGTGGCTTTTGGGTCGGAATCCGAAAATGTCACATCGGACACGGTTTCGGCCCACACTTCAAATGGCTTCACCGGTTTTCCAGCGTTTTCACGTTTCATGGCGTTATAGGCCAAAAATAGCAAATCACTGATTCCGATTTCATTTGCCTGTTGAATTGTCTT